AGGAGTCTATTTCTAAAGTTATATGCTGGTGAAGTAATGACTGCATTTCAGACCAAAAATATTATGATGAATCATTGTAGAGTTCGTTCAATTAAGAATGGAAAATCTGCACAATTCATCATGACAGGAAAAAATCGTGCGGCAGCATATCACACTCCTGGAAATGAAATAATTCCAACTGTGGCAGCCAAGCACACAGAGCGATTAGTAACGATTGATGACCTCTTGATTGCACATCAATTCATTCCAAATATTGATGAAGCAATGGCTCATTATGATATTCGTTCAGTATATACTAATGAAGCTTCTTATGGTCTTGCAAAAGCTGCAGACCAGAATATTCTTCGTATGGCAATTAAATCTGCCTTAACAACTAACAAACAACGAGCCAGTAAAATGGTTCAGGACTATGCTAGTTGGGATGAGGAAGACTTTACAGCAAACGTAACATACTCATCTACTAATTATGCCAACTCCAAAAAGGCAGTAAACTTTATGGAAGGTGTAATTGAAGCTAAACGTATCTTGGAAGCTGCTGGTGCGCCTTTGGATGATTTGGTATGTGTCATTAATTCTGACCTGTACTATCACATGTTTAAAGCTGGAACCAACTCTGAAACCGCATCACAACTCTTGATGTTCAATCGGGATGTTGGTGGTGGAGGATCTGTAAAGGATCTGGATATGCCTACGATTGCAGGAATTCCACTTGTTAGGACACCTCACATGGGTTCTGATACTGGTTCTGCGTGGACAGGAAGTCTTTTCAGTACAGCCAACCCTGCTCTTACTACAGGCGCAGCTCCTTTAGCTTCTCCTGAATCAGGACGGGAACTTCATTACAACCTTCCAGCTAATTATAATGGAGTAGTTAATGATGGTAGTAACACAGGTGCAGTTGGTGGTCTTGATGGTACATCCGCAGTAAACCTTCAAACGGAAGCTAATTTAGTCCGTGCGATAGTTATGGCTAAAGATGCAGTTGCAACTGTGAAACTGATGGATCTTTCTGTTGAGTCTGAGTATCAGATCCAACGTCAAGGTACATTGATAGTTGCTAAGTATGCAATGGGTCACAACATACTACGTCCAGCAATGGCGGTAGCGTTGAAAGCTTCGCATAACTCATAGTAACCTCTCGTAGGATGTGGTTAATCCTCTTGCCATGTCCTACTCTTGTAGAGGGGGAATAATAGTTCTCCATACCCCCTCTACTCCTCTTTATAATCCTTCCAAAACAATCAAATGGCTATATCATTAACTTCCAAACTAGATGCTATTAATTCAATGCTTATTGGTGTTGGAGAAGCTCCAGTAAACACTTTGAATTCTGGTCTTCAGGAAGCAGAGATAGCTGCCATAACCCTCGATACAATTTCTCGTGAAGTTCAGTCTGCAGGATGGGCATTTAATACAGATATAAGATATACATTAAGTACAAACTCTCTCGGTCATATTCCTGTACCTTCCAATTGTCTCCAAATAGATACAACTGCTTTAAGAAGGGATTATGATACCGATATTGTTCTGAGGAATCAGAAGCTTTATGACCGCACCAAGAACACTTTTGAGTTTACTGGAGAAATTGTTGTGGATATGATTCAACTATTTGAATTTGATGAAATTCCTGAAGTAGCAAGACGTTACATTACTCTTAGAGCAGGAAGAAAATTCCAAGAAAATATTCTTGGTTCTGAAACAATGACATCACTTCAATACAAAGATGAGCAACAGGCTTTACATGCCCTCAGAGAAGCTGAATCACAAGTTGCTGACTTCAATATTTTCGATAACTATGATACTTTCCGTGCATTAGATCGAAATATTACTGGATCATCCTCTCTCTTAGAATCTCAAAGAATCTTATATTCCTAATGGCATTAGTATCCTCTTCGATCCCTAATTTGATTAATGGTATTTCTCAGCAACCTCCTGAAATAAGATTATCTTCACAAGCAGAAAGACAAGTAAATGGTTATAGTACTGTTGCACGAGGTTTAGAAAAACGTCCAGGAACCGAACACAAAAATAAAATTACAAGTACTTTAGTAGATGACACTTTTGTTCATAGTATTAGAAGAGATAGAACTGAAGAATACACAATGGTTCTTACTAGAGCAAGTGGAACAGCATCAAGTACTGCAAAAACTTTAACTATATATGATCAGGATGGAGTTTCTATACCTGTAAAAAGCAACACTAATAATGCAGTAGATAGTGCAACAAATATTACTTCTGCAGATTTAGTTTATCTTGATACAGGAGCAACTACAGGAGGAGTAGCTGATAACATAGTGGCAACTACTGTAGCAGATACAACATTTCTTATTAACAAAACTAAAACTGTAGTAGCAGCAGGATCAGATAGTGTTGTGTCTGGAGAAGGTATAACTACTAGAACTTCTTCTGCAGGTTCAACACAACTTACAGGTGGGTACACAGATGAAGGACTTATTTATGTAAAGACAGGAGACTATTCCAGTAAGTATGTAATAAAGATAGTGATTAATGCTGCTAGAACTTACAGAGTAGGTTATCAAACTCCTTCTTCTACTGTAAACCTTAATCAGAAGCATATAGGAACTCCTAATATAGCTGCAGTTTTAAAGGCAGGAAATTCTAGTGAAAGTACTGCTGAAGGTGCATGGGATGATTTTGACTCTGATGATCCTATAGAAGGTTTTGGAGGTTGGAGATGTATAGCAGATAGAGATGAGAGTGGAGTAGGATCAGGAGGAGTTACAGGAGATTATGTAGCAGGTTTAGATGCAATTGTAACTGCAGAAGCAAATGAAGGAGGATCAGGCAATAACAATTTTGTTGTTTCTATGGATGATACTTCTGGTAGTGTGATTTCTCTCAAATGTAAGCAACCTTTTACTATAGAAGTTCAGGATTCTAAAGGAGGAGCATCTTTAGTTGGAATAAAAAATGAAGTACTTACATTTAGTAATCTTCCAGGAAAAAATGTTCCTGTTGGATACATAGTAAAAGTTGTAGGAAATGCTTCTGCAACTCAGGATGACTTTTATGTAAAGTATGAACAGGAGACAGGTGGTGAAGGAGTATGGAAAGAAACTCTAGCTCCTAGTATAGATACAGGTTTTGATGTTACAACAATGCCACACCGTTTAATACGTTTATATGATAATGCTGCCACTCCACAGAAATTCTTTCTTTATGAGCCTGTAAAAGAAGTAGCTGCTGGAACTGGAGCCACCTCTTCGTTTGGAGCTAGATTTGGGTGGTCTTCTAGAAAAGCAGGAGATGACACTACAAATCCCTTTCCAACTTTTACAGATGGTAAAATCAATGACATTACTTTTCATAAGAACCGTTTTGGAATCCTTTCAGATGAGAACATAATCTTTTCAGAAGCAGGAAACTATTATAATTTCTTTCCTATTTCTGTGATGACTGCACTTGACGGTAATCCCATTGACATTTCAGTCTCTAATAACCAAGTCTCTATTCTTACTCATGCGGCAGCTTTTGACCAAAGCTTACTCCTCTTCTCAGACTTCCAACAGTTTAGTTTAAATAGTGAAGGTGAAGGTTTTACTCCTAGTACTGTTTCTGTAGATGTAGTAACTCAGTTTGAGAGTACTTCTAAAGCTCCTCCTGTATCTTCTGGAAAGTTTGTTTATTTTCCTTTTGAACGTGGGGAATACTCAGGAGTAAGAGAATACTTTGTGGATATAGGTTCTGCAGATTCTAATGATGCTACAGACATAACGGCTCATGTACCTCAGTATATAAAAGGTAATATTACTAAAATGATGGTGAGTTCTAATGACCAGATGGTAGCAGTTCTGAGTGATGACGACACAAAGCGAATATATATATATAAAAACTTCTGGCAGAATCAGGAAAAACTTCAAAATTCTTGGAGCCATTGGACATTTGATGGAGACATTCTTAATTGTGCATTCTTAGGATCAACTCTGAAGTTACTCGTAAAAAGAAATGATGGTTTGTACTTAGAAGACATTAATCTTAGTTTGGATTCTGCAGAAGCAGTAATGGAAGATAAGACTGCAGTACTTTTGGATAGGAGATTAAAGTTAGTAAATGGAAATACTGTAGCTACAACTATGTCTTATTACAGAGATGCTACATGTGATACTACAAATACTGATGCAACAATTACTATGGATAGTACTGTAGGAATCTCAGCAGGAATGAAAGTAGTAGGTACAGGAATACCTGCAGAAGCAACTGTATTGTCAGTTACAGATGCAACTACATTTGAGCTTTCTGCAAATGCAACTGCAAGTAATACCAATACTACATTAGTCTTTATGCCTAGTAATATGGTTTTTGTTACAGACAATGCCAGGAAACTTACTACAATAGCTGAAGTAGATGAATACTTAGCTGCCCATTCCGAAAACGTAGTTTATGCAGGAATCCCTTATACCTTTGAATATGAGTTCTCAAGATTTATTCATAAAATGAATGAGCTTCCAGTTCAAACTGCAAAGCTACAGATCAGAAACATTAATCTACTCTATAACAAAACTGGTTTCTTTAATTTAAAGATTAATGTAGATCCAGGAACTATCAAGATTAGTGATGGTAGTAATGGTACAACGGAGATTACTCCTCGTAAAAACTATGAAAAGACGTTTAGCGGTATGTTGACTAATACATCTTCCTTTGGAGAGTACAAACTACTCTCAGGAACCTTCAAAGGAGGTGTAATGTCTAATGCAAGTAACTGTAATATTATTATTGAAAATGATGAATATCTTCCATGTTCATTTCAATCTGCAGAATGGGAAGGATTCTTAAATCTAAGATCTAAAAGAGTATAAACTTATGTTTTATAAGAACTATACAAAACCTTTTGAGACACATTATATAGATCTTTTAGCAGATGATATGTGTCAAGCAGACATAGATGAGGTATTTGCTTCAAATGGTCTAAGTCCTAAAACGGCTGTTCTTTCTTCTGTGTCCTGTAGTGATAGATTAGTCTGTTATTTTGATGGAGATCAGCTTCTTGGAATAGGAGGAGTAGGAATCAATGAGAATGGTTCAGGAAGTCCTTGGCTACTGAGTACAAATTATCTAAACAATTGGAAGAGAGATAACCTCAAAACCTTTTTAAAGTGTTCAAGGTCTTGGATAGAACACATGAATGAAGAATATCTACATTTAGAGAATTATGTGGATGAAAGAAATACAGAATCAATAACTTGGTTAAAGCATTTGGGTTTTTATTTTCCAGAAACTATTCCAGACTATGGTTATTCAAAAATACCTTTTATT